TGTGGGTCTCTTTTAACTACATAGCTACTTAATGGATATGTTCTTAATCCATCTTCTGACATTTTTAATAAAACATTTCCTGAAACAATTAAATGTTTTAGTGCTTCGTATACTGCTACTCTGTCATTATTAGCTTCAATGCTGTCCATCACAGCTTTTTCTATTTTAGCTAAACCTTGTTCTATAGTTTGCTTTTGCTGTGGGTCACCTTCAATTTGTTTATAAACTAAATCATCAACATCTAATCTAAAGAATGGTGCTTGTGGTGGAAACAAAGCTAACATTAATTTACTAGCTAAGTTTGTTACACCTCTACTACCTACTGATTGATATGGTGTTGGATATTCAGTTGCTTCATTAGCACCTTTAGGTGGAAACAAGTGCGGTATAGTTAATTTAGCTACCTCTCGTGCTCTCTCCAAATACTGCTCTCTGTCAACTTCCATCTTTGTGTATTGACTTTCGATTAGTGATTTATCTAAAGCGATTGTAGATGTATCTAAATTATATTTATCCATTGTTTATATTAAGGTGATGGAAAGTTAAGACCACTATTTGATAACCCAGTTGTTAAAAGAGGTATTCTTAAACTACTTCTACCTTTTTTCTTTTTAACAATAGGTTCACCTGTCTTCTTCGGTGCTGTAGCTGTATCAGTAGTTGGTCTTGCTTCTCTAGGTGCTTTCCTAGTAGTAGTAACCTTACTTTCAACTATAGCAGGTGGTTGACTTACAACTGGCGGTGCTTGAGGTATTGGCGCAGGTGCAGGTGGTGGACTTGGTTTTCTGCTTGGTGGACACATATTATGTTTCCTTTTGTATTTTATATTTTTCGATTAAATGTTTAACGACTGACCTTTGTCCTGATTGATAAAATATTTCTTTATCGTTTTGGTTTAGGTCAGCACATTTTTCTGGAAAAAGCGTATCCAAATAGTCGATTAGTTCTTCACTAAGAATTGGTATTTCAATCTTTTTTGGCATTGTTTTCTCCTAAAGGGGTACTTAATTCAGTTCTTTTCTCTGCTATCTCCCCTGCTATTGCTGAGTACCCACAAGCATCAACATAATCATCAATATTATGATGACCTGCTTGTGTTCTAGCTATCTTCAATAAAGCCATCATATTGGCAACATCTTCAGGAAGTAGCTGTATATTTAGCTTTGTTTTGTTTTGAATAAAACCTGACCAAAGTCTAGCAATGTTTTCATGGTTCTGAACCTTGTCTCCATGCTTGTCTTCTCTGTCAGTACTAACTAGCTTTTTTGTCTGTTCTAGTATCTTTGTAGTGTTCATATCTATAACTCCATAAGTTTGGTTTACTTGTGCCAAAGTCATACTCATCTTTTCTAAGTATTCTGGCTAATCTTGCTTGGTGATAAGCGTCTTCAAAACTGAAACCTGCTCGTTCATATTCTCTAACAACAGCTTCCCACATTTCATCAACACCTCTTTTACCTAGAAGAACTCTAGATGCTTTGACTGCACCACAACCTTTTAGGCCTGAATAACCATCGCTGACATCACCAACTAAACATTGTGTAAAGAAATTGTAGTTTGCCTTTTCTTCATCTACATATTCCAGTTGGTCATCGCCAATAAAGCAATGCCAAGTAGGTATTGTTCTCATATCTTTGTCACCAGATATAATTACATTGTTAGTTTTGTAATGTTGTGTTGCTAGAATACCTATTACGTCATCACCTTCTAAATTAGGTAAAGTATAAAAATTATAATTCTGTTCTGCCCACTTTCTTAATGGTGCATAACAAACAGGCTTTCTAATTTTCTTACGATGTGACTTATAAGTTTTATCAAATTCTTTTCTAAAATTATTTTTGTCAGAAAATGCAAAGATAACTTCTTTTGATTTTGTTTTTTCTTTATAATGATTAATAGTTTGTTGAAGTATTGTTTTACCTTTTCCTAAATCAGAATGTAAAGTCCATATATCATCTCCCCAATCAATAGGTTCTTCTAAACTAGAAGCAATTTTATAAACGATTAGGTCGCCATCTACTATCATCACTTTGTTTGTGTTATCAAAAAAGTCATTCATGTTTTTCATCTTAGCTTTATTTGCACTATGTAATTCAAAGTGTTCCTGAGTTAACTCAGTCATAGTTTTATCTCCTTAAGTTTTAGTATGTTTGATTTTGGTATGATTGTTGAGTTACCACCCTCATTAACTGTTCCATCATCATGGAAATTTAAGTCACCAATAAAAACATATTTTTGTTTTGTTGTAGAAATTAACCAACCCATAGTTATACAAACTGCTGTTTTGGATTTTTTTATTTGTGGTAGTGGCGACCATGAACTGTCAGAAACTATGTCACTCCACCAACACATATAAAATTTATATGGAAAGTCATTCTCCTGT